CCTGATGCTTTGTTGTTCTCACCGTACTTGGCACGCATTGCGAAAATCAAACCTGTTGGGCCTGTCATTGGCTGAACGCCAGCAACATCATAAGCAATCAGGTTAGGTAGCGCACGGCGAACCAAAGAGATCAAGATTGGGTCAAAGTTTTGGATGCCAGAACCAGTAGCCATAGATGGGCCGCCAGCAGTAGCTTCGTTCAACATACCCATTTGCGCACGGTCAGATGCCATAGCTTGAGATTGGTTCTCAAGAACCATAGCTGTAACAGCCTTCTTGTATGGATCCTTAATAGCTTCTAGTTCTGGGTGCTCCAGAACTGGTTGCCATTTTTGTTTTAGTTCTTCAGATAAAAACATTTAATAACTCCTTGATTTAAATTTAAATGTGGTATATTTATTTTACCACAGATTTTGAGATTGAATTAACAACGGCGTTAATCAGAGGATCACCGGAAACTTGTTTCGCTGGTTTATCTTCTGGTACTTCAACGCCTTCTTCTAGAACAGATTTTTCGGCTGCCTTAGCTTTAACACCAGCAGATGCATATGCTTCTTTTAGTGTGCTAATTTTTTCAGCGAATTCTTCCTCGGTTGTGAACTCAACACTCTCTGCGAGTGATTTAAGTTTTTCTACCTGAGTCTGTGTTAGGCCTTCGCAAACTGCTTGCATTGCCTGAATTCTCTTATGTTCATTGATTTCTTTTTTGAACTCAATAGAACGAGAAATTTCTTCGTTCAATTTGGCTTCTAGTTCTTCAACTTTGTCTGCCATTTCTTGAACAACATCAACTTTTTCTTCTGGAATGTCGATGTAGTGTTCTGCGAATAGATTACGTAGACCGCCGATGAAGTCTTCTACGATTTCAGCACGTAGACCAGACTCGATAGCGAGTTCGTTTTCTTTCATCCATTCTTCTACCATGTAGTTTAGGTATTCGTCAATCTTAGTTGCGAAGTCTTCTTTGAGTTCTTCCACTGCAACTTCGAATTGTTCGTGAAGTTGTGCTTCTACTTCTTCTGCAATCTCTTCTACACGTGACATAACTGCCGCTTCGAAAATTGTAGTAGCTTTAGAAACGAATTCTTCTGACAAGTCTTGACCTTGAAGCAATGCATCGATGTCTTCTTTTAGGTCTTTCTTAGCCATCATTTTCTTCATCATGGCTTTGTCTTTCTTTTCGTCTTCGTGACCTTCTTTGTCTTCGGCTTCTGCAACAACTTCGCCTTCTAATTCTTCATCTTCGTTCTTTTGACCGTAAGATTGGAATGTAGCGCCTTTGTTCTTTTCCATTTTTTGAGTACCAGGCTTGCCTTCAGGTGCTTCAACAGAACCTTGTTCAGCAGGTTGACCTGACAACTTCTTAGCTGGCTCAGCACCAACTGGTGGTGTAGCACCTGGAGGTGTAGCTGTTGCAACACCTTTAGTAGCATCTGGACCTGCGTCAGTTGTCTTGGTAACATTAGTACCAATTTCACCAACTTCTTTTTGTCCTGCAACTACGGAAACAGGTAGTCTTGATGGACCATCTGTACGCTTTGACATAGCACCGGAAACACTCTTGCTCAAAATGTCAGCGGCAGCTTCTGATAAATTAAATTTCTTAACCATTTAAAACTCTCCTTGGTTTTTTTGTATGTGGATATTTATAATATTATAATTTTCTAAGGAAGGATTCGAAAATTTGTAAACTTACTTGTTCAATATCTTTACGTGAAGCCTTACGAACTTGTTGTATTGCTTCTTCAAGATGAACTTCAGTCCACTTACCATCTACTAACATCCATTCTTTGCCTTCCATAATTCCCTGTACAAATGCACCAGGTGCAGAAGGATCGGCCACAATATCTGCCGCTGTGGCGAGATAGAAATCGGGTTGCACAACGTTCACACCGTTGACCATTTTTAAAGAACCCATACCACGGGAAGACACACCTAATTGTGCGCCACCTTCGATAAGACTTCTTGCAATGTTACCCATGGGTGTATCAAGAATCTTTGCTTTACCAATCCATTGGTTGCCGTCTTCACGGAGACCAGTAATCATGTGAGACACACGATCTAAATTGATTGATGGTGAATCTGGATGACCTAATTCACCAAAAGCACGATGCTTATTGATATAATCTTCTGTATAACGGTGTACTTCTTTTCTCAGAGTATTGAACTCATAGATACGTCCGTTTTTGTTTTTCTTTTCGGCAACAAGGAATGGACCTTCAATATGAAGAACCTTTTTACCATCAGCCTCTTCTGTCAGATAACTGACCGTTTCGGTAATTTCTTTGATAAGTTTCATTTTATTCCCATTGCCTTTCGTTTTCTTAACGATATTCTTCTTTTACGTAAGATAATATTTTTCTTACTTCTAAGTTTAACCTTTGCTCTACGTGCCCCCATCTTACGATTTCGGCGCTCTTGTGGTGACATTCTTACAACCCGTCCACCACGAATAGTGTAACCTTTTACTGTAGAGAATTTCTTTCTTCTCTGCACTTTGCCAGCACGTATACGTACACGCACCAACTTTGTTCTACCCATTTTCTGAATATTGGCTTCTGTTAAACCTAATTTTTCAGATTCTTCTTTAACTATTCGTTGTTTAATTAATTCTAATTTTTCTTCGAATAGTTCTTTAATTCTTTTGTCTATTAACTCTCTGGCTTCCGTCAAGTTGCCAGAAAGAAAACAATTAACGAGTGACATTATGGTCTCAAACCATAATTTGGACCGTAGTTGAATGCCGCAGGATCATTAAATTGACCACGTTGATAGTGTGCATTGTCTTTGCGTAGTTCTAAGATAATTGTGTAGCTATCTCCGTTCATCATACCACGTGTAGTGATGCCAATATTACCGTTTGAACCAGCCGCACCTGCTGTTGGATTTGGAATTGTAATCCAGTTGCCTGCGCCATCATACTCACCGTTACCGTTTAAGAAGAACGCTGTGTTTGATGCAGTTGCTGTCCAATATAATTCAACATCAGCATTTGCGGTTGCAGAGCAATCATACCACAAACGATTAATGGCCAAACCATAATATGTTAATGTAGTATTTGCAGAACCACCTTGTGTGTTAGCTACAAGGAAACCATTTGTTGCTAAAGCACCTGAGAGTGTGTTGGCAACAATACGTGCTGTGTTCGTTTCTTGTCCAGTGCCATCAAACTTACCTGTCAGTTTAATAACAGCATGTTGTGTGTCGTCTTTTAGTACGTTAATTCCATATACGTTTGCCATTTTTATTCCTTAGAAAACTTAGCGATAGTTTGAAAATGTTTTGCAGAAGCCTCAAGCATATCTAACATTTTTGCTTTGTTCGCTTCGTTGATTTTTTTATATAAATCCATCATATGTTTTGCCATCTGTGGAGTTACTTCAGAAGTAGAACCATCAAGGTGTTCTACCACAATATTTTGTTTGCTTTCGTTAACTTGCTTGACTTTATCAAACACAGTTTCTTCACTGGCGGAAGACCACGCCATATCTTCATATGGAACGGTAACATATTTATTAATTTTATCTACATAATAAAGAGCAACACGTTGTCCGTTTGGAAACTGTCGAACAGATTTTCTACGCATAATCAACACTGCTGGTGGATCAAGTTCTCTGGATAGTGAAGTTTTACCTTCCATCATTGGATTCGAAGTTGCCACCAATGCACAGTTATCTTTTAACTTTGATAGAACTGGATCATGTGCATTGATCTCTTGACCTGCCGCATGTAGTCTTTGAATATCATTAAACTTTTCCATAACTGGAGCAAGATATTCTGGATGATGTGCATGAAACATAATATGTGCCGCATAATCACCAAGATCAACAATACCACGTTTTTGAATGTCTAAATGATGGTGTAATTCTGCCGGCGAGAGTACACCGTCTCCATTATCATCAGGAGAACCTTCTTCTATAATTTCTTTATGAAGAAAATCTTTTAGACTTTTCATTATTCTTGTTCTTGTGAATCGTATTGATTTACTAAATTTTGTGCTAATTGTTGTTTACGTTGCTCAATTGCATCAAAGATTTTATCGTTGATTTCATTGTACAAAGCATCACGCATTTTTACCGCATCATCTTGAAACGCATAATCAACAACTGATTTGATATTTTCGTTATACATTTTTATACTCCATTATGTTATTTACTATTTATGACAATTCGGTACCTTATAATTCTTCAAGAATTATCCAAGATAATGAGTCTTCATCCCAACTGTAAATATTTCCATCAGATGGGTATGATGCGGGTGGCATCCAGATACACGTTTCTTCATTTAACGTCCAGGAATTAAATGGTTTAGGTTCATAAAATGCATCACGAACCGGATCATATATATAACCAATGCCTGCATAATTTTTACGTAATGGGGTGCCACCATTAATATGAACTCCCCCATGTGTGTTGTAGGATGTTTGAATCCAAAATTGTGGATCACCAAACAATCCGCTATCTACTACATCCTGTTCTATTACTAGAACTTGAATGACGTTGTTATTTTCATCGATTTGTGCGAAATGGCTCATAGTTAATTTTACTTAAAATGTGATTGAACCAGACGAGGTCCATTTATATATTCTGTATCCACCTGCAACTGTTACTGTGGGTGAACCTGTTGTAGTTGAAGCGGCAGCATAAGCATCCGAATAACGAATAATTACAATACCAGAGCCGCCAAGATATCCTGACGTAGCAAAATTGCCACCACCGCCACCACCGCCAGTATTTTGTGTGCCTGCTTGTCCAGTTCCGTCACCACCACCGTTACCACCGCCACCTAATCCGCCTGTACCACCTGCGCCATTATTGTTTGCGCCTGCACCACCGCCGGCGTAATATGTTGCTGTACCCGATATACTAGATTGTAGACCATTGCCGCCATTGCCACTGGTAGTATTTGAAATGGCCGATTGTCCAGGTGCACCGGCTCCGCCACCTCCACCAGAAGGAAACGCTCCACCATACGTTCCACCTGTACCACCTGCATTACCTTGTCCTGACGGTGACGCTGTACCTCCTGGTATTAGATTAGCTGGAAAAGTAGATCCTGCACCCCAGCCACCGCCACCACCAGAACCGCCTGATCCGCCTGGTGTAGTGCCCGAGCCACCATAACCGCCGCCGGCGCTAACAATTGTCCCAAAAGCAGAAGATCCTCCGCTAGTTCCAGGTTGATCCCAACCTGATGTTGATCTCGTACCGCCAGCACCAACAGTTACTGTAATTGGAGTTCCTGGTGTAATTGAAAAACCTGTTGCAGTTCTATAGCCACCGCCACCACCGCCACCTGCACCACCTGCACCGGATCCACCACCTGCAACTACAAGATAATCTACTGTATTTGGTCCAAAATAACCGGTGGGCCAATTGCTTGCATATACAGCCTGAAGGTGTTGATTAGTATTAAACACTCCGGGTGCTCCAAACGTATTAACTACCGGCTGTGTAGCAGATATTATCCCACCATAATATCGTTTAACCATTTTAACTTATATCCTCATAACTGCAAGTTACACACAGTGCATTCGCAGAAGCCGCAGTTGCACCAATACTTGTGTTTTCTTCTAAGTAATATTGACTCGTTTTGTCAATAACATTTAATGTACTATTTGCAGGAACATTAACGGAACCAACGATTGGAAATAAAGTACCACCAACGTTAGCGGCATTATAATATCCTATTGTTATATTTACAGTTGATCCACCATAGTTTGAAACGTTCAACACATTAACCTTTAAACATTTACCTGAAGATGATGGATTGTTCAATACTGTAGTTGCACTTGTACTTGTCAAATTTGCACCAGTTGTTTTGCCATTGATTGTTGTTGCGCCGATTATGTTTGGTGCTGCCATTTTATCCTCCGAATATTAATGAATAGCCTACTGCAACAGCGGCTGATGCACCGCCACCGCCGCCTGAGCCGGCTGGTCCTGTAGGTCCAGTTGGACCTGGAATACCTTGTGCTCCTGTTGGACCAGTTGGTCCAGTTGGTCCAGAAACTGTTGATGCGGCTCCTGTTGGACCAGTTGGTCCTGTTGGTCCAGAGACTGTCGATGCCGCACCAGTTGGGCCTGTGGCACCGGCCGGTCCTGTCGGACCTGTTGGACCATCTGAGCCATTTGTTCCGTTTGCACCGGCCGGTCCTGTCGGACCTGTAGGTCCTGCTGAACCATTTGCACCGGCCGGTCCTGTCGGACCTGTAGGTCCTGCTGAACCATTTGAACCAGCTGGTCCTGTTGGACCTGTAGGTCCGGTAGCACCTGAACCGCCACCTCCACCACCTGTTGAAGTGATAACACCTTCTGCTGTTACGGTAATTGTTGTGCCGTCAACTTTAACACCACCTAATACACTTGTAGTTGCTGGTGTCAATGTATATGAAGCGCCTGTTGGTCCAGTTGGACCTGTAGGTCCTGCTGAACCGTTTGCACCGGCTGGTCCTGTGGGTCCTGTAGGTCCAGAGACTGTCGAAGCGGCGCCAGTTGGTCCTGTAGGTCCAGTTGGTCCTGCGGTTCCAGCGGCACCTGTAGGTCCTGTTGGACCTGGAACTGTCGATGCGGCACCTGTTGGACCAGTTGGTCCTGTTGGTCCTGCTGAACCTTGACCGCCTGCATTGATACCAGCCGCTGTAGCTTTACTTAAAAATTGAGCATTGGTAACGTTTGTTAAATCTGAACGAGCAGTTTGAAACCCACCAGCAGTAGTTGAATCGTGTACACGAATACTGTTGTTACTCGTATCAATACTGATCTCACGTTGTCGACCAGTGAACGAATCGTTCTGTGTTCCTGTTCCACCCCTAAATTGGACTTCTGTTGGCATGTTTAGTGTCTACCTATTATAAATTACCTAATTGTATTTGAGTTAGTGTTCCAGATTGATTAAAGTCTATTCTAACATTTCGTATTTGAGAACCAAAACTGTCAAAATAACCACTTTCAAAATCGCCTAGGTCACCAGTAAAATTATTTAGTGAGCCACTAATATCATCACTAGGCAAAACACCGCCTACTGTAGAACCATAAGGTAAAACTAATCCTTGATCGGAAGATGAAAGAGTAGAAGCACCGATGTGTACTGTGTTACCACTTAAAAACAGGTCTTTAAATCTGAGTTCAGGAGAACCCAAGTTGTACTGTACATCTGCTATTGGAACAATATTAGAAGCAATACGACTATTTATGATGAGGGAATTATTAGCATTCGTGCCAATGATAACATTACCTCTTAGATCGGTACCACCTGTTACTTGTAGGTCTTGTACAACAATTGTGTTTGCAGTTATTGTATTCGATGTGACTGTGTTTGTGGTTACAGTATTTGATGTAACTGTATTAGAAGTAGTAGATTCATTATTACTAGAACCACCACCTGATGTGGTAACAGTTTCGAATACTAACTTTTTAAGGTCTGCATTATATACAAGAGTTTTTCCGTTAGCTAGATTGGTTGTATCAACATCATCTAGTCTAAGTAATCTTACTTCACCGCCACCGCCTTCACCGCCCCAACCATTGTAACTTTTAGAAACTGATTGATTAATGTTCTGCTTATATTTTTGCAGATCAATTTGTATTTTTTGTTCAAAAGATTGCCACTTCTCTTCGAGTGGTTTGATGTCAGCATCTTTACCGGGATCACCTTTGTCACCTTTTTCACCTTGTGGTCCGGCAACACCTTGTTCACCTTTATCACCTTTTGGTCCGACTAAGCCTCTTTCGCCTTTGTCGCCTCGGTCACCTTTTGGTCCGGTAACACCTTGGTCACCCTTCTCGCCTTGAGCACCAACTGGTCCTTGTTCTCCGGTATCACCCTTTAAACCTTGTTCACCTCTGTCGCCTTTTTCACCTTGAGCACCAACTGGTCCTTGTTCTCCGGTATCACCCTTTAAACCTTGTTCACCTTTTTCACCACGTTCGCCAGTGTTACCTTTTAAACCTTGTTCACCAGTGTCTCCCTTTGGTCCCTGTTCTCCGGTATCACCCTTCTCACCTTGAGCACCAACTGGTCCTTGTTCACCAGTGTCGCCTTTTTCACCTCTGACACCTTGTGGTCCTTGAATACCATTTTCACCACGTTCACCTTTCGGACCTTGAGCACCATCGGCACCATTTTTACCTGGTGCTCCTTCTGGTCCTCTGGGTGGTTTTACTTGTGTTGCATTGGCAATATCTTGAACTATTTCGTATAGTTCATTGATATCTGAACGAACTGTCTTTACTTGCTTTTCAGTGAACGCAATCGATGCGGCTAGAAGTGTTGATTCGTTTAAACCTACAACTTTGGATTTATTTTGTTCCAACTTTATTATCCTCCGATGACATAGAATCAATAAAATTAATTAATGATTTTGTCAATTCGACATTAGGATCTTCAGGTTCGACTTCAACACTTTCTTGAACTATTGTATGTTCTTGTTTTTGTTGTGCTTCGTACAATGATTGCTTAGACATATTGTTGTTTGATATTGCACGACCAAGCATACGCAATGATGGTGATACCGTTTCACCTAAACTTAAATCACCTTTTGGTGCTGGACTTGGAGCAGGTGTTGCATCAGGTGTAGCAGAAGCGGCTGGTGCACCGCCACCTCCAGCACCATCAGGATTCATTAACTCTTGTTGACCTTGCTGTGCAATCTGCATTGGATCCATAATTAGACCGGCTTTCTTTTCAGCATCAATCTGTTTACGCATCTCTTTCATGTCATCGTCTGTTAGACGTAAAACGTTGCGTTGGATCCATTCCATTGAGTAGTAACGACCAACATATGGATCAACTGAGCCAAGTAGAGATAGACGTTCACGTACCAATTCTGCCTCTGAAAGTTCGGCAAAATTATTGTCTTTTATGAAGTCAAAGTAAATGTATTCTTTGAATTCATTGTATTCATCATCGGTACAAATACCTTTTAGTACACATTGTACACGGAGTGCTTGTGAAAAGATTTCAGAAAACTTCTGACGTTGACGATCAACAAACTTAGAGAACTTAACTTCATCACGGGTGATCTCACCAACACGTCCTAGAGAGAATCCAGACTGATTTGGGTCAAGTCTAGACACAGGTACGTTGAGTGACTTGTATAGTTTCTTTTCGAAATACTTAACGTCTTCTAGTTCACCAAGATTCTGACCACCTGGTAGTGTGGTAATCTCTGTACCTTTACCACCTTCACGGCGAGGTAACCAGAAATCTTCCATCATAGAAAGGAATTTACGGTCATCACGTACTTCACCAGTCTGTGCATCATACACCAACTTGTTTTTGTACTTGACCATAATGTCACGGAGATATTGTTCCGCTTTTAACTTTGGTAGATTACCAACGTCAATGTAAAAAATTCTACGTTCTGGAGCACGTGAGATGCGGTAAATAACCGTAGCATCTTCAATCATGCGGAGTTGATTCAGAGGCTTAATTGCCTTGTGTAGATAGGACAGAACAACTGCTCTACGAGAATCCATTAGACCAGAATTAACATTGATGATAGCGTCTTTAGCAATACGAACACCAACTGGTCCGTAGCTAGAAGAAGAACCTGATACTACTTTATCATTATAGATGTAATATTCATTAACTGTTTGAACAACGTCAACTGAAGTGCCAGTGTCTTTATCTTTTTTAATCTCACGAACTTTACGAATCTTGCGTGGATCGATATATCTGAGTGCTTTGATACCCTCTGTTGGGTTCTTTTCGTCTAGAATAATGTGGTAGAAAATTCTACCATCAATATAGAATCTACGGAAAGTATCCGTAGACATGTTTTGGTAATTCATTAGGTGAAGAACGCTTGTAAACTCTTCTTCGATAGCTTTTTTAATTTTTTCTGGTTGCTTCAAATCGTCCATAATGATACGTACTGATTTGCCGTTGTCGTTCTGAACAATTGCCTCATTGACGATATCATCAATAGCAGATTCAATCTCTGGTTGCATTGCCATTTCACGGTAGCGAGAGATTAATTCAACCTCATTCTTTGCTGTGCCATCTAAATCAACATATGTACCGTAATAAGCGGCAGACGAAATGGTTAAAGCCCCATCTTCGTTAGAAGGTGGAGCAAAGGTCTTCTCTGACTGCTGTTCAATGTCAGCCTTTTGTCGAGAAATCTGAAAGCCGAATAAACTTAGTGCCATATTTTTAAATCCATTTCAAATAAACATAATAAGGGGGGAACGTATTCCCCCTCTACAAAATTAGGAAGTAGTATCAGACTCCCACCATTGATATGCTAGAGTTGCAGTGAATTCTTCGATAGAATCATTTGCACCCCAGTCTAAGTCAATTGGTGACAAGTCAACAGGGAAAGCACCAACAAATTTATATGATTTGATGATGTTGCCTGCTTTATCATATTGGTCTACTTTAGCATCAACTGAATAACCTGTTGGTGTTACGGCAGAACCATTACGCACGTTAGCGCCATGAGAATTGATACCGTTCATCCAAGATTCAAAGGCTTTACGCACCTTGAAGTTTTCATCGTTGATGATTGTGATTGTCCAGTCAGCAAAGTTTCTATTTCCAGCAAACTTCAACTCACGACCGAAGTAATATAATGGTACAGTACCAACAGTTGAACCTGGTAATTGTGCAGTCTTACACAGGAATGTTAGTGCTTGTCCAGAATTTACTGAATCGTTAGTATAAGTTGGGAAAGTCATTGTGACTTGGAACAGGTTGGGACGAGCACCATCTCCAATGAGATTTGCACGAAACTCTGTTACGTTGAAAGCCATTTGTTTCTCCTATTTCTTATTATTTATTAAGCGCCACCAACGATTTCACTGAATTGTACACCAGAGCGAACTGCGATGAAATTCAATTGAATATAGTTGATTGAACGTGCTGGCTTAATATAAATGTCACCAACAAATCTGTTGCTATCAATAACTTGTTGTGTATTATTTGTTGAGTCACAAACAACACGGTAGTCATAGATACCACGGCGACCTTTAATATCACGCAAGAAAGGTTCTACTAGAGCAACGAATTGGGCACGTGTAAATTCATCGTTCAGTTCAAACAATGAGAATTTAGATGCATTTGAAATTGCTTTTTCGAGAACAATAAACAGACGGCGGACATTAATTCTGCTGAATGCTGATGGTTGTGTTGTAAGTGTTTTGTCACCGAACAACAATGTACCTTGACCAGGTAATGAAATAACTGGGTTAACAGCGGCAGAATAAATCGTGTCACGTTGTGCTTGGTTTGGATTCCATGCCAATTTAACAACGTTCTTAACTGCGCCACGTGAATAACCAGCTGGTGAGAACCATGGGTCTGTGTTGTCATCTGTACGAACACATAGACCAGCCATGTCACCGTTTAATGGAATCCAACGATAAATGTTATTGTATTTGTCGTATTGGTATTTCCAACCAGAATCTGCGAAAGCGTAATTTGTACCAGTCAACGAAGCGGCCCAAGCGGCAACAGCAGTAGTAGCGGCAGAAGCAGATTGACCAACAACTTGACCTTGTAGTGGAGATACGAAAGCAACGCAATCCATACGTGTCTTAGCAATGTTAGTTGCATAGTTTTGTGTCGTTGTATCTAAGCCGTCACCAGTAACAATCAGAGAAATATCGATTTCATCTTTGTTAGAGAACAGATCAAGACCTGTTTGAACGTTTGCGGCTACAGCGGCAGAAGATGCACCACCTACCATGCTTGAAGTAGTTGTACCGAATGCTGGTGTGTAAACTGTTCCAGCAGAAGCATCAACGTCTGTGTTAGCAGAGAAAGCGGCAGTGTTATTCAAAGCATAGATGTATCTTGAATTGTTACGAATAACAGTCTTCCAGTATGCTGGAGTACCATCATCATATACTGCATCTGGTGCTTGTGAAACATAAGAGAATGCTTCTAAAACTGTGTCTTTTGTTCCTGTGAACAAACCGTCTTCATCGATAACTGCAATGTGAATCTGGTCGTTTGCACCACCGTATGATGAAACAAATGGTGTTGTGCTTGGAGCACCAGCAAAACTAGACTTGTATGTCCAAGATGCGAAACCGTTTGTTGCATTAGCTGTACATACAGAAACTTTCAATGAGTTTCCTAATGCACCAGCGTAACGAGCACCGAAAGTTCCATGATAAGAGTTTGCAGTGAAACCATTATCGTAAGAATCTTCATTCTTTAGAAGAATTGCTGTGTTACCTGTTGTTGAATTGATAGTCGATGAACCTACAGCACGAACAACTTGGAGATTGTTACCATATGCTAAAAAGTTTGCGGCTGAAAAGAAAGATACACCTGTGTTCGCTACGCCTGAAGCTGCCGATGTATTGGCAGAAGGTTGTCCGAATACTGATGCTAATTCATTTTCTGTTGTTACGAGTGTTCTTTTTTCTGCTGGTCCCCATTGGAAGTCACCAACAAATGCACCGGCCGTAGTAGATACCGAAGGAACGACTGTGGTTAAGTCTACCTCTGATACGTTTACGCCTGGAGAAATTTGAAATGCCATTTTGATCTCCTTGTTATTATACTGTTACTTTGGCAATAACCTATAATCTATTTATTAAATGAAGGTTTTGTAGTTATGCTCTAAAAAACGAAGATATATTTTCCGAATCTTCCTTATTCAGCCAAACATCACCACCCTCCACGATATACTTGCTGTTGTTTCCATCATCAAAGATGCCAAAAGACGGCAATTCCTCATCTGATTGATTTAACATCTCTAACTGCATCTGTTTTCTAAGATCATGGTTAACAATCTCTTTGAAATACTGTTGAGTTGTCATCCATGCAAAGATGACCAGTGTCATAACAATGTCATCATTCGAACCTTCTTCAGCCTTGAAACTGTTCATACTTGACACGAACGTTGTTAGCTGAGAGATGGTATCAAAATCGTTAATAATTAGTTTGTCGTTTTCAATTAAAGTCTTTAGATTTGAACATCCAATTCGTTTAACCTGGGGTGACATCTTAATACCCAGTTGAATACCTCTGCCGAAGCCGGTACCCATTGCTTGTGCTTTCTTATTTCCCGTTTCAATCTTTACTACGTTTTCATACTCTAAATCTTGGTGTAAAGTATCAGCAATTTGTGGTGTATTATTTATCTCAACCAAAACATACGCATCGTTGAATAGTCTGGCTGTATTGTAAATTACTGTAGGGAATAAGACTGGTGAAATTGATGAAGAATTGTACCTCGCAACCTGTTTGTATGGTACCGATGAAACATCAAACACCGAGAACGCTGATGCGTCCATGTTTCTACCTTCAGCAGGGTCAACTGTGATTGCGTAGATGTGGTCTGCTGAACGTTCTTCATCACCTTTAATTGGGTACTCATAAATTGATAGTAACTCATGTTTGGCAATTGGTTCTTTGTACACCATCTGTGCAAGTTTAGAACCGGAGATAAGTGTATTGGTAGAACCCAAGAATTCACATTCAAACTCTTGTCTAAACTGTTCTTCAGATGTGTTCTTAATTGTTTCTTCTCTCCATTTTTCATCACGACCTGGGACCATAGACCAATGAATCTCGAATGTTTTGTATCCGTTCTTTTTACCGATTGCATCCATCCACAGTTTGTAGAATAGATTCATGCCGTTTGGTGTAGAAACAATAATAATCTTTGTAGTTTTACCGGATGAGATAACAGGGTAAACAGAGTTAAAGAACTCATTGGCAATGTTAGCTGGAACGAACGCAAATTCGTCCAAGAATACAATGTTAAATGCTCCACCACGAACAGCAGAACTTGATGTTGAAGCGGCAATAATTTTTGAACCGTTCTCCAGTTCTACGTTACCTTTGTTCCATGTGATGACGCCTTGCTGTAGCCACATAGGTAAGTTTTCGTATGCTAGTTGATACTTTGCTAGAATGTCACGTGCGAGTGAACCTTTGTTAGCAAGAACGGCAATGTTTTGGTCTGCCGAGAAGAGTGTTACCCAAAGCAGATATGCAACTGAGGTTGTTGTTTTACCAACCTGACGAGGACATTTTGTGATCGAGAATCTGCTTTCGTGATATGTGCGGATCATTTCCTTTTGGAAGTCCCACATTTCAAATGGCATTAAACCACGGTCAACGTTGACGATCTTGATGTATCTTTCAGCAAAATAGACCGGATCTTTGGAACATCTTATATACTCATCCACCTCTTCTTGTGTGTAAGCGTGTTCAACGCCAGCTTTCTTGAGAAGAGGATTATCACGATACGAGTCTTTATTATTAACTGCCATTCTGTGCTTTAATTAATTTAGACAGTTCTGATGTTGAGCCAATAAAGATTGCCTTGTCAACAGTAACATCACTCTTTTGTTTGATGTTCTTCATGTCACGTACTGCCTTTTGCATAGTCATAAGTTTTTCGTTTGCGTCTGCTGTATTCTTAATGAGTGTAGCAACAACTTCAAACGCACGTGGATGTTCAGACTCAGAAGCAATAGCAAGAAGATGATCGATTGCTTGATTGCCTTTGTTTACCAAATCTTTAATTGTTTTACGAGACTCTTCATAGTCTTGGTCCAAATCCTCTTCAAGTCTGGCTGGTGTACCGAACTTAGTTGGTTCCTGTACAGCAGGCAGAATCTCTTGTACAGGTTGTTCGACCTTTACATCAACATCAAATATTTCAGACATACTTTTTTCAAATTTGGACATGATTATGTTATATTAGGAAATTCTTGAGTTGTAATAGTATATGTATAATTATTAGGCATCACAACATTCGATGGGTTTGGTGCAACAGTAATCTTAACTGAAGCATTTGCTGTTTGGTTGAAAGAGTTTGCCGTCCATGTTGCGTTTGTAGTTGTACCAATTATCTTTTTACCGCTAGTTAAATGTCCAACGATATCAGTAAGTTCTAATAGTCTTGCAGTAGAGTTCCAAGATACAACTTTTGCCGTGGCAGTTGCTGTATCATAAGAGTAACCTTGATATACATCTTCACCAAACTGGTATTTACCTAAACCACCAGCGGCCATAGTACCAACAACATTATAATCATGTAATGAAGGTTCATTAAGTATGTTTGTAAAAGAACTTCTAATAATCTTTGGCTGTGTAACTGGACCATACAGATATCCTTTTACAGTAAAGTTAAGTGTCCAAATAATAGAACGGATGTTAGTGTTATAGTCACCTTCATAATCAACTTCATTTGAAACGTCACGTAGAACGATTGGAAGTTGTTTTACTAAGCCTAGTTCTGGTATCAAATTCACAGCGATAGTATAGTCTGGTGTAAAATATGGAAGAATCTTCTCCATAAGTTGAGCACCATCTTCGATGTT